CAAGAACTTATTCGAAGACTTGGCACGGAAGTCTGTTATATCGCCACATTCGACGATTGTAAAGACGCAAATGAATATCTAGTTAAATATGGAAAAGACAAGCTTGTTAGCCGCATTACAGCTGCTACGCCGGTTCCGCTTGAAAACGTTACGACGTTTCGTGACATTGAAAATGAGGTCACTGACTTTGTTCGGAATGGCTTTAAACCGGGTTTTCAAATTGGCCTTAGCAACTTTGACGACATCTTTAGTACTTACACTGGTCAGTTTATTACTGTTACTGGTATCCCCAGTTCTGGCAAGTCAGATTTCGTAGACCAAATGTGCGTAGGCTACAATCGTTTATACGGTTGGAAGACTGCATATGCCTCACCTGAAAATCAACCTACATTCTTACATGCTCATAAGCTAATGCGTAAGATGTGGGGTGGAATGCCAAGCGAAGCCGATATCAATACAGAAAGATGGAACCTCATCGCCGATCACTGTAACGACTCTTTCTTTCACATTGACATGGAAAAGTATACACTTGAACATGTATTGAAGAAAGGCGCAGAGCTCGTTAAGCGTAAAGGTATTAAGTGTCTTGTTATTGACCCGTTCAATAAAGTACGTTCTCCTGAAGCAACTGGTGATGTAAACCAGTATACTTTAGAGTATTTAGAAAAGATCGACATATTCGCTAAGAAGTACGATGTGCTAGTAATCATTGTAGCACACCCAACTAAAATGTATAAAGGTGCAGATGGAAAGATTGAAGAGCCTACTATGTACAACATTAAAGGTGGTGGTGAGTGGTATGATGCTTCTTACCATGGGTTGCTTGTTCATAGGGATTATGATCGTGGCACCGTCAAGGTTAAAGTTTTAAAAGTTAAGTTTCAAAACCTGGGTGAGAATGGTGCTGAAGCTCACTTTAAATGGCAGCCTGACAGTGGTGGCTATAGGCCTATTGAAAACCCGAATGCTTTGGCAGACGAAAAAATGCCTTGGGAATAATGGCTGAGTGGCGAAAGAAAAAGGGTAAGAAAACTAATTGGGGCGACTGGTATCGATCAGACGAAGAGTTTGAAGCTATGCGATGGTGTTTAAAGAACGACATCAAAATAGGTTTATTAGCTGCCACACCTGGTGAAGGCCCTAAGCATTTTCACGTTGAAATACAAATAGGGAAAAAGAAAAGCACTGACCCTAGTAAATATTTAGCTGAGGACGCACGGAAACAAGTTTATAAATATTATCTTTATTACTATGAAAAACATAGAGACCCAGTATCGGGAACTAATTCGGGATCTACTAAAGGCACCTTTCAAATCTGATAGGACAGGTACCGGCACCTATTCACTTTTCGGCAGAACGCTAGAACATGATATGTCAGCGGGTTTCCCGCTTTTATTATCTAAAAAAGTATCGTTCAACGCTGCGCTGTACGAATTGCTTTGGATATTACAAGGTCGAACAGACATAAAGTATCTAAACGATAACGGTGTTAAGTACTGGAATCCTGATTATGAAAGGTCAGGACGTACAGACGGAACGCTTGGACCTGTCTACGGCGCGCAATGGCGCAATTTTAACGGCGTAGATCAGCTCCGTAGATTAATTGAGGGTATAAACACTAGACCAGAATCTAGACGCCATATGGTTAACGCATGGAACCCGGCACAATTACACGAAATGGCATTGCCTCCGTGTCATTACGGCTTTCAGGTATATATCAACGAGGGTAAGCTCGATTTGATGTGGCAACAACGCTCTGCCGATGTGTTCTTAGGTTTACCTTACGACATTGCAATGTATGGTTTGTTACTTGAGCTACTTGCAAAGGGTACAGGCTATAAGCCAGGTAGATTGATTGCGCAACTTGGTGACTGCCACTTGTATACTAATCACATGCAGCAGTCTCTAGAATTACTAGAAAGAAGTGTGTGGGGCATGGAATTACCACATATTTCGATTGCCGGCGAGGGTCTTACATTAGACTCTTATAGAGACGTTTTGGTTCCAAAGCCTTGGGACATAGAGCTTTTAAATTATAACCCGCTGCCTGCTATAAAGGCACCTTTAAGTGTAGGCACATAATGAAATATTTTATTTATCATATTCCAGGTAAAAAGATCGGTGTAACGCGTAATCTTGATAGAAGAGTTACTCAGCAACAAGGTTATGCTGAAGGGGAATATGAGGTTCTGTTTGCTAGCGATGATATTGATCAAATATCACAATTGGAAATAGAACTTCAAAAGTCTTACGGTTACACGGTCGACAGAACAGAATATAAGAATCTATTTAAATCTAATAAAATGAGACTAAACGCTACTGAACAAACAACAACGTTCCCCGTTCCTAAAGAAAAGCTTAAGGGCCGACTAATGGA